AGTCGAATACCCTAGCCTTGAATATCTTAGTGTATGCTTCTGTGTACTTGTTAGAGTTCACAGGCAAAGCACCATTAGACGCTCGCAGAGTGACATGCGGCATATCACCCATCCCTTCATGACTCCTTCTACATATAAGGACATCAATATCCTTAGAGGTAATCATAGCCCAAGGATGTATCTCAGTATGTATTCCTACTTTACTGTGATCTTCTTCAGATAGCCTATCAAGATTCCATGTACCATAGTACTTCATGGTAATGTGTGGATGCTTGATGTTTGTGTCTATTGGAACCAATAGCTGGTCAATAGATTTCTGTGGTAGGAATATCCCTAAGTATACTATACCCATTGTCTTGCTTGTTGTGTTCAAGATTTCATTGTTTCCTCGTAGCGATGGTTAGCTACCATGACTTTGCCGTGTGCATCACACATGCGCTTCACGATAGTCATAACCTCATCCTGCTTATCTGAAGGGATGTGCTGCTTTAGATCTTGCACCAACATGTGGTACTCATTCCATGCTGTGGTATGCTGTTGCTGTAATGTAGAGCATAGCTCTTCACGTTTTTGTCTTGCTTCAATGTTCATGAGAGTAGTTGTAAAGTTTATATCAATGAAAGTTTTGTCGTGTTGAATACCCAAATTCATTGAAAACACTGCACACACTCCCTGGTATGAGAATGCATGCAGTGTTGTCGTGCTGATGATAGTGATGCGTTAAGGGGGTTGTTAGCCCCCCGTAATCACTTAGGAGCTGAGCAGGGTGTGATGTCGAAGTACGACTTTCTAGGGTCGTTAACCTTCGGACGCACTGTGATGCGCATCCAATCGCCATCATTCGTCTGCTGCACTGCAGGAAAGTTTACGCCTTGTCTCAGCCTGTCCACCTTGGCCTCACCAATCATTTGGTAAAGAGCCTTGGTATGAAAGGCATCGATAATGCATAGTCCTTCCGGCGCAGGATGGTTCGGTGCATGAATAACGAAAACGTTTTTCTTGTACTTCTGACCATTCTTCTTGTTATCGCCAATCTTTTTGACGAGCTGTGCTCTGAGAGAATTAATTTCAATCATGTTGTTGAATTTGGGTTTGTCATTGCCTTTGCAGGCGGAGCAGGGGGGTGGTTCTTGTCCGTTTTTGGTGGGGGGAGTTAAATCGTGGTGGTACTCAAACTCATATCTTTGGAACATGCTAAAATTTTTAGAGGGGATAGCTGTGGTAGAGGGGGCAATATTTGTTGCGTATACTCTGCCTAATGACTCTGAGTTGATTTTGGCTTACACCTATTCAGGCGAATTTGTAGACCATACTATAGCGCAGCTTGTTTACACAGAATAATAGAAACCTCTATACTAAGCTGACATGACCCTAGGCAATGCGGTAGTATTATATAGAAGTTTTATATTTATACTTGAACAGAACTGCTATGGATGTTGTAAAGCCAGGTATCGAATACAGACTACATAATTTTAAGTCTGAGACTGAGTATCAAACTGTAAGGTTTACTGAGAAGCAGGGATCTGCATACAACTCTGGAACTACCAATGAGGAGGTAGTGTCTATGTTAATTGACAGGTTGTATGAACTACAGAAGAAAAACTTTTCTGTCGAGAACCAGTGTTGTATTCTTCTACTGAAGAATGTGAGGAATCTGTTCAAGAAGAGATTGAATCGTAAGATTGACAGAGTAGCAAAATATCAAGAGCAAAATGGAGCTGAGTATTCGGACAAGTAAGAAGAACTTTCTAAGGAACTACTTAGAATTACTTAATGGTATTTTGAGGTTGACTCCACGGGAGTTAGACTCATTAGTGTTGTTCATAGAGTACGACCCAGAGGTGGCATGTAGCATGGCTTCTAGGAAGTATGTTTCTGATGCTATGAACTTCAAAAGCGTAAGTGTATTAAACAACTACGTAAAGAGCTTGAAGGACAAGAAAATTATTGGTAAGGATTCTAAAGGAGTCTACCGCTATATACCTATTGTTAAACCCCCCTCTGATCTTGACTCCATTACCTTTAAGTTCATCTTCTCAGACTCCAAAGTACCAGCTTAGTTATGAGCTGTACGACCTGGACGTAGTTCTGAGTTTTGAGATGCGTATAGCATCTCTGATGAGTCTTCAATGTGTGCAGTACGACAGTCAACTTTCTATAGGGGAGTTTTGCTATTTATTAGACTATACTATATATGGCTAGAACGAATAAAATAAAAAAAGAAATCTGCTTAGAGATTGTAGAGGAGAATGGTGGGAGCCTGGTAGAGATTCAGGATATAGTAGAGAGCCAGTTTAAGTTTCTTTGCCAGACTATGGAGAAGGGAGACTTTTCTCAAGTACGTATGCCATACTTAGGCAAGTTTTATGTGAAACCTAGGCGTTTATACAACCTCAATCATGCGCTTACTAAGAGAAGAAAAGTTTAAGGTCGTTCCTGACCCCGAAGTGCAGCTGATACCAGAGTTCAAAGCTTTGTATAAACGTGACAGAAGTCAAAGTAAGCAAGGTTGTGTGCGGGAGTTGGCGTACATCTATTTTATGCACGACCACAAAAGCCCTTATGCTATTTATGCTTCTGACGAGCGGTTGATCCGGGTAAGTAAAGATTTAGGTTTGGCGGAGGACTACGTCCCAGATCTCAAAGTGCAAGCAGCCATTGAGAAGTATCTCAAATTTGCACAGACTCCAACAATTAAAACACTGACCTCGATCCGTGAAGGTTTGTTGACCAGTTCAAGGCTTATTGACACATTGCGTATACGTATAGAGAGAGAGCTAAAGCAAGATGAAGTTGAGGACTTAGACGGATTAGTGCGTAGTGTGCAACGAATGCTAGAAATCGGAGAAAAGCTGCCTAAGGTAATAGACAACATCTCGACCCTAGAAGAGAAAATAAAGAAAGAGCAAGCCAGTGATACTCGGATTAAGGGAGGAGGTAAAAAAGGAATGTTTGAAGACTGATGCTGGTCAATACTCAAGAGTTTTGTCGTGACGCTCAACACTTCCTGAAGCATGGGTACTATTGTAGCCAGCCAGAAGGAACCGCAGGTCATTATGAGTACTGGGCCGAACGACTTCGTCGTTGTACCCACGGCTATACTGTAGGAGACACAACCATTACCGGTCACCACTACTTCTACCTGAACTTCGTTCAGATTAAACTGACCGCTAAGGGAAATAAAAAGATTGTTGCTTTCCCAAACTTCTGGGATGGAGACTACGAATACTTTTGGCTGCAAAACATTGCCAGAGAAGGCATTACTGCAGATAAATACAAAAGCTTAAACCTTTCGACTGTTGTCGACCCTGAGTTTATGTCTGGAGGTCGGCATTTGATAGTAGGTAAAGCTAGACGTAAGGGATTTTCATACAAGAATGCTGCTTTAGTAGCTAACACGTTCAATAATGATCGAAACAGCTACACTTTACTTTGTGCGTTTGACAAAAAGTACTTGTACCCGAAGGGAATCATGGCTATGGTTACCGACAATATGAACTTCTTAAACGAGCATACCGGCTGGGGCAAGCGACGACAAGTTGTCGATAAGCAGAATCACAGAAGGGCTAGCTTTTTAGAGTACGTCGGTGGGCAGCCTATTGAGAAGGGCTATAAATCCGAAGTCGAAGCCATTACATTTAAAGACAACCCTGATGCAGCTCGTGGTAAAGATGCAAGCATTGTGATATTCGAGGAGTGCGGAGCTTTCGACAACCTCAAAGCTTCATTTTTGGCAACTAAGCCGACAGTTGAGGATGGCGGAATTACAACAGGCCAAATGATTTTGTTTGGTACTGGTGGAGACATGTCTGGTGGAACTATAGACTTTGAGTCAATGTTTTATAACCCTCTAGCATACAATCTTTTACCTGTACAAAATACTTGGGACAATGGCTCAGAGCATTCTAACTGCGGGTTCTTTTTTCCAGCCTACAAAAACATGGTGGGGTACATGGACAACCAGGGCAACAGTAATATCGAGAATGCAAAGCAAGCTGAAGAAGCACGACGTGAGCAGATTAAGAGAGACACAAAAGACGGAGGTGTTTTAGATAAGCATATTACAGAGTATCCCTTTACACCTAAGGAGGCGTTTATGCAGCACACCTCTAACATATTTCCTTCTGCTCAACTTTTAGAATGGCGCAATGAACTCATGCGCTCTGGGGCTTACAGGAATATTGGTGTTGCAGGCAAACTAATCACAGGCAAAAAAGGTCTAAAGTTTATGCCAGATGACATGCTGCGCCCTATAGAAAAGTTTCCTGCTCAAAAAGGAGATGATATCCGAGGATGCGTAGTGATTTACCAAGCACCATACTCGCAAGGATCTACACCTGACGATCTGTACATTATTGTCCACGACCCGTATGCACAAGATGGCTACGGCACTTCTTTGGGAGCAGCTTATGTAATAAAAAGAGTCAATTCTATCTCAAGTCCTGACGATATGATTGTAGCATCTTATGTAGGACGACCAGATTCTCAGGATGAATACAATAATTCACTATTTTTGCTTTCAGAGTATTATAACGCCCGTATAGGATTTGAGAATGACCGGGGAGAAGTAATACCATACGCTAAGCGTACAAAGCAACTACATATGCTTATGCCAGAAGCTGAGATTTTTGACAAATCTGAAAATGTTAAAATCAAAAAGCTTGGAAGAAAGTACGGCATGAGCATGGGTAGCAAAGAGCGTAAAAGCCAAGCAGAGCTGTACTTACGAGACTGGTTGAAGACTAAGAGGGGCAAGACAGAAACAGGAGAAGCTAAGTTAAACTTGCACTATATATACGATATTGCATTAATAGACGAACTAATTAAATACAACTCTAGAGGTAACTTTGACAGGGTATCTGCAATGCTTGTAGGTATGTTCCACTTGAAAGACTTATCTAATTTAGAAGTCGAAAAAGCAGAGCAGAATGACGCCAACAGCTTTTTTAATCGTGACTTCTTCTAATAATACCGAAAATGCATATACCTAAACAAAAAGTCCCCCGATCACGTAAAACCAAAGATTGGGCTAAAGACACTATAAGGGCTTTTATTAATAGGTCTGCATTTAGTAGTAGCACCAAACATACTACTCAAAAGTATTACGAGGCTTACAACGGTAATATTCAGGAGTCTGATTACAACTATGTTACAAACCCCTACAATAGCGAGGCTTGGGCTAAGAAGAACTTCCCTGCGCGATTACGCAATTATAATATCCTAAAGCCTGTCGTAGACTTACTGCTAGGAGAAAAAGCAAAGCGTCCCCAAGCATACCAAGTAGTTGTTCGCAATGCAGACATACAATCACGATTTGACCAGTATCGGCAGAAGCAGTACCAAGAATATCTGGAACAGATTTTTGTTTCAGAGATGAGCAAAGCTAAAGGAGAAGAACCTGACGCTCCAGAAGAAGACCCTAAGAACTATCAGGAACAAGTTCTTTCTAACTACAGAGACTCTAGAGCCATTGTAGGTCAGGAAGCACTGAACTATCTTTTTGACTGGCTCGGTCTAGAAGACAACATTCAAAAATTGTTTTTCGACTGGTTAGTTGCCGGTGAATGCTACACCTATAAGGATGTATGCATGAATGATGTGGACTATCAAGTCGTAAGCCCCTTGGATATCGACTATGAGAAGTCTCCTGATACGGACTACATTGAAGACGCTGATTGGGTTGTGCGTCGCAAGATTATGAGTGTAAATGAGGTAGTTGATCGTTTTTACGATGTGCTGTCTCCTAAAGACATCGACAATTTAGAAGCTCCTCATGGAAAATATAGAGATGGCTACGGAGGACACCAAAGCATGTTCGTCAACAAGCCGGAAGATGACGAAAGTGATCGGATGGTGGAAGTGCTTCATGTTTGTTGGAAGAGTTTTGCTAGAGTTGGCATTCTATCCTATACAGATGAGATGGGATCTCCTCAAGAGATGGTGGTCGACGAAACGTACAAAAAAGACGAGGGCCAAGAAATAAAATATTTCTGGGTAAATGAGGTTTGGGAAGGATATCAAATTGACAAT